GAATGGGCATAAAACATATGTGGATCAAGATCTTTCTAAAGAGATCTTCCATATTGGAACATTTGAGTTCAAACATGAGCATACACTAGCGTGTAGGGATGTAGAAAATGGCACTTGATACTTTTAGTGGATTGAAGACAACGATTGCTGATTATTTGAATCGGGATGATCTGACTTCTATTATTCCTAGCTTTATCACTTTGGCAGAAGCAAAATTTAATCGTAAATTGCGTGTTCGTCAGATGATTAAGAGGTCTAATGCCACTATAGATACTCAATATTTTGCATTTCCTTCAGACTTCCTACAGGCTAAAGAGTTCCAACTAAATACTAATCCAATTACGTATTTACAGTTTGTCACTCAAAATCAAGGAGATTTTGGATCTGCTAATCAATTTGTTTCCTCTGGTAAACCGCTGTATTACACAATTATTGGAAGTCAACTTGAGGTGATTCCAACTCCTGATACTGGTTACAGTGGAGAACTAACCTATTATGGTAAGATTACTGCGTTGAGTGACTCAAACACAAGCAACTGGCTGTTAGTTTATGCCCCAGACTTGTACTTATATGGTGCGCTGTTAGAGGCTTCACCATATTTGAAAGACGATGAACGTCTAGCCGTGTGGAGTTCGTTATATACAAATTCCTTGGGCGACATAGAGGTGGCAGATCAAAGGGCTTCTGTCTCTTCTACACCAATTGTTCGTGCCCGATCTTTAGGGTAAAAAATGTCATCTTTTAGCGATTACACCGAAAATCTAGTTCTTACTTGGTTGTTTACAACAAGTACAGCAACTCGTCCAACTGCTTGGTATGTTGGATTATTTACTGCCGCACCAAGTGACACTGGTGGTGGCACTGAAGTGTCTGGAAGTGGTTATGCCCGTGTAGTTACTGGAACAATCTCTGGTTCTGGTACTGCTACTACATTTACAAATGCCGCTGCAATTGAATTTGCTGCTGCCTCTGGTGGCAATTGGGGTTCAATTGGTTGGGCAGGTATCTTTGATGCTTCTACTGGTGGAAATCTATTAGCCTGGGCGCCATTGACAACAGCACGAACAATCAATGATGGCGACATTTTCCGTATTCCTGCATCAAGTCTGACAATTACATTGACATAACATGGCTGCTTATGGTTCTGGCTATTACGGAGGGGGTAAATATTCCTATGGAGTAACCCTTGGTGCTGCCAGTATTGTTGATGCAAGCAGTGTTGCAATTTCTGGAAGACGTGTTGCAAGAGGCGCAGTTGCAATTTCTGACACTAGTTCATTAGTTGTCAATGGAGTTAGAGTTGCATTTGCTTCAATGACTGTAGCAGATGACTCGACAATTGTTTGCAATGCAGTAGTAGTTAAGAATAACAGTTTTGGATTTTCTGAAGATAGCAATTTAACAGTCAATGGCGTAAGAGTTTATCTTGGTTATGTTGATTATTTATGTACTTCAAACTTGCAAATCAATGCTCGATTAAAATGGGCTACTGAAACTGACCAATCAGAAACATGGGATGCAGTTAGTGACACCAATGAAGGTTGGTCACCAATTGCTGATAATAGTGAATCTTGGCAAATTGCCGCATGAGGTGAAAAATGGCTGATACAACAACCACAAACTTAGCATTAACAAAACCAGAAGTAGGTGCGTCTACTGACACATGGGGTACTAAGATCAATACTGATCTGGATACTATTGACGCATTATTTGATACTGGCCCATTGCTAAAAGTCACTAAAGGTGGCACTGGTGTTGGAACAAGCACTGGAACTGGAAGTAATGTGTTGGCAACATCACCAACATTAGTAACTCCTATTATTGACAATCCTAAATTGGGTTACACCACAACTGCAACTGCAGCAGGGACAACAACTCTTACAGTATCAAGCAATCACCAACAATTCTTCACTGGTACAACAACCCAGACAATTGTTTTGCCTGTGACAAGCACTTTGGTTTTGGGTATGGGTTATTCAATTGAGAATAATTCAACTGGTGTTTTGACAGTTCAGTCTAGTGGATTGAATTCAATAACAACTATTCCTGTTGGTGTGACAACTTTGTTTACTTGCATTTTGACAAGTGGAACAACTGCTGCATCATGGGACTATGACCAAGTAGGTTTTGCAACAATTACAGGTACTGGTGATAATGTATTGGCTACTTCACCTACTTTAGTGACTCCAGCACTTGGTACACCATCTAGTGCTACTTTAACTAATGCCACAGGTTTGCCAATTTCAACTGGTGTATCAGGTTTAGGTACTGGTGTTGCAACTGCTTTAGCGGTTAATGTTGGTTCTGCTGGAGCACCTGTTTTATTCAATGGAGCACTAGGTACGCCATCTGGCGGTACTGTAACCAACCTAACAGGTACGGCAAGCATTAACATTAACGGGACTGTTGGTGCTACTACAGCAACCACTGGTGCTTTTACTACTTTGACCACATCTTCAACAGTCACACACAATGGTGGAACTGCAAGCGGAGTAACCTATCTCAATGGCTCAAAGGTCTTGACAAGTGGCTCTACGCTTACTTTTGATGGAACAACTTTAAGTAGTTCAATTGCAAGTGCAGCAGCAGGTCTTTCTTTAGATAGCAGTTCGGCGGGTAAGGCAAACACTGTATATAGAAGTGCTGGAACACAAAAAGCAATAGTTGGACTTGCAGGCGCAATATTAGGTACAAGTTCAACAGATCTTGGTCTGTTTGCAGAAACTGGTGGCGCAGTTAAATTATTCGCTAATGGCGCATCAACAAACTCAGGCACTTTTAATCAGTATGGTTTTGGTATTGGTGCGGCAGTTCCAACAGCAGGTCAAGGCATAACATTTCCTGCGGCTCAAGACGCATCATCAAACGCTAATACGCTAGATGACTATGAGCAGGGGACTTGGACACCTACAGTTGTTGGGACAACTACTGCTGGTACGGCAGTATATAGCCAACAAAATGGACAGTACACAAAAATCGGTAACATGGTAACGGCTACAGCATATGTTGAATGGTCAGTGCATACTGGAACTGGAAATATCACGCTAAGAGGTCTGCCGTTTACAACCCTTAGTTCTGGAGCTAATTTGGGTGCTGTTACTCTTGCTTATAACCACAATATCGCACTGACAGCAAATAACCTGCTTACGGCATATATAGGTGGAAATTCAACTTCAATCACTGTAGACCAATATCCAGTAGGTGGTGGTTCATCAACCGCTGTTCCAATGGATGCTTCTGGTGGGTTTATTTATACAGTTTCATATTTAACCGCTTAACTAACTAGCATGGATGTGCTTGTCGGACACTTAACTTAAAAGGAAAATCATGTCACTTACAAAACAAACAGTCATCGACCAAATTACAGTCTCCGAAAATGGAACAGTTTTTTATCGTGAGGCTACTCGCATCATGGAAGACGGCAATCAAATAAGCCAAACCTACCATCGCTCAAGCCTCACACCAGCACAAGACCTGACAGGCGTTCCCGCAAATGTTGTTGCAATCTGCAATACGGCATGGACTGCTGAAGTTGTTAGTGCTTATCAGGCAGAGCAAGCACGAATTGCTGCTGAACAAGCTGCTCGAAATGCCTAATCATGGAAGACCAAGTAACCCATAAGCAAATCTACGATAGGCTCGTTGAAGTCGAATCTAAGGTAGATAACATAGACCAGAACACTAAAGGTCTAGTAGATGCTATGAAGGCTCTTGATGGGGCTTTTAAAGTGCTTGGATGGGTTGCTTCTGCTGCCAAGCCTATTCTATGGGTGGCGGGTTTAATCATGGCTGCTGGTGCTATTTGGCAGACTTGGCTTAAAAAGTAATGGCTAATGTAAAGCAACAGTTAGAAATCCCTGCTGTACCATCTTTAGGTACGTCAGGAATTGTTTATTCTGATAGTGTTCAGAATCAAAACAATGGACTTTTAAGGTTGTTTTTTACAAAGTTAGTTAATTCAGTACAGTCTGTAATTGGCCCAAGAGGTGGTAAGTATCTAAACAATCCTTACGGAGCTTTTCAAGACTCTACAGACCAAGTAGCGGCTAGTACCACTGTAGCTTATCCAGTAACATTTAATACTACAGACTTTTCCAATGGTGTAACTATAGTTAGTAACTCTAGGATTACTGTAGCTGATGATGGAGTTTGGAACTTACAGTTTTCGCTTCAATTTACAAATACAACAAATGCTTCACAAGATGTAGATGTTTGGTTTAGAGTAAATGGTACAAATATTGCCAACTCAAATAGCAGATATGGATTGGCTCCAAGAAAAGGGGCGGGAGATCCATTTCATATAATTATGGCTTTGAATTATTTTGCTAGTTTAAATGCAACTGACTATATTGAAATTATGTGGAGAACTAGCGATACTGGTGTATCTATTGAGCAATATGCCGCAGGAACAAGCCCAACTAGGCCAGCAATTCCATCTGCAATTGCTACAATGAGCTTTGTGTCTAACCTACCTAGGTAATAGAATAAAGATATGGCTTACATTCCACTACAAATTCCTCCAGGCGTATACAAAAATGGGACTGAATATCAGTCTAAAGGCCGTTGGAACGGCTCAAATTTGGTACGTTGGTATCAGAATACTATTCGCCCAATTGGTGGATGGCGTAAACGCTCGTCAACTCAATTATCTGGATCTGCCAGAGGATTGATTACTTGGCGTGATAACGCTAATGTTCGTTGGACAGCAGTTGGTACGCACTCTAAGCTTTATGCAATGAATGAAGGTGGAGTCGCATTTGACATTACTCCCGCAACATTTACTGTTGGCATTGCTGATGCAGACACCAAACTAGGTTATGGCTATGGTGCTTATGGCTCTGCTGCCTATGGCATTGCTAGGCCAGATTCTGGCTCTTACATCCCTGCGACTACTTGGAGTTTAGATACTTGGGGTGAATATTTAGTAGGTTGCTCAAATGCTGATGGAAAGCTTCTTGAGTGGCAATTAAATACTGGTTCTGATGCTGTCGCACTTACTAACGCTCCAACTAGTTGTGTTGGTTTAATTACTACTCAAGAACGATTCTTATTTGCGTTGGGTGCTGGTGGAAATCCTCGTAAGATTCAATGGTCTGACCAAGAAAACAATACTGTATGGACTCCTGCTGCAACCAATCAAGCTGGAGACTTTGAGTTAACTACTACTGGCTCTTTGCAATGCGCTAAACGCATCCGTGGATCTACAATTTTATTTACTGATGTAGATGTACATACTGCTACATACATTGGCCCACCATTTATTTATAGCATTGATCGTGTTGGTACTGGTTGTGGAGTTATTTCCCGTCAATCAGTAGCTGCTACTGACAATTCATGTATTTGGATGTCAAAGTCAGGATTTTGGCTATTTGATGGCTTTGTTAAGCCTTTGTCGTGTGATGTTGGTGATTACATTTTTAGCAACATTAATTATCAGCAAGCATCTAAGGTTTATTGCGTCCATAACTCTGCCTATGGTGAGATTTGGTGGTTCTATCCAAGTTCTGCATCTAATGAAGTAGATTCCTATGTTTCTTACAATTATCGTGAGAATCATTGGGCTATTGGAACTTTGGCTCGTACCTGTGGTACTGATCGTGGAGTTTTTGTTAATCCAATTATGGTTTCTTCAGATGGCTACGTTTATGAGCATGAAGTTGGATTTAACTATGACTCACAGACATTGTTTGCTGAGTCTGGACCAGTAGAGATAGGCAATGGAGACAGAACCATGAGTCTTACAGGATTGGTTCCTGATGAGAATACGGCTGGTGATGTTCAAGTTAAATTCAGCACTAAATTCTATCCAAATGCCACTGAATACAACTATGGCCCATATTCAATGTCTAGTCCTACTTCAGTACGCATAAGCGGAAGACAAGTAGCGGCTAAGATTGAAGGTGTTAGATTAGCTGATTGGCGAGTTGGTGTTATTAGATTTGATGGGAAACCTGGCAGTTTGAGATGATTGACTATGAAAAGTACAAGGTTAATGGTGAACTACCATTATGGGCTGTATCTTTTCAAAAAGTAGAAAAAATACTTCAACCTGCTTTAGAATACGATAACACTCATAATATGCAGGACGTAGCCGACTGTATAGACAGTTGTACGATGCAATTATGGCCTGGAGTTAACAGTGCAGTAGTAACTCAGGTTCAAAACTTTCCAAGAATGAAGGTTTTGCACATATTTTTGGCTTCTGGTGATCTAGTAGAACTAGAGACATTCACCCCCCATATTCAGAAGTTCGCTGAAGACATGGGATGCCACAAGATCACCTTAACAGGACGTAGAGGCTGGTCAAGAACTTTTGTATC